CGAAGACGGGCCTACGAGCCGATGTGGGCGACTCTAGGCCCTGCAGCGGCTGTTCTAGGGTGAGCAGCCGGTCGAGCTGTTCCTGTTGCGTTGGGTCTGACATGATGACTCCTGTTCCCGGGCGGTCGGTCCGCCGCGTTGGTGGCTATCTTGCCCCATCGCGGCGGCGCCCGGGAACACCCCCGTTATGGGGTCCGTCTCGCGTTGTCAGTGGTGCACGCTATTGGCGGGTAGGGGGTGGGGGGACCCCACCCCCAGCCGCTTAGCGTGACCTGTCGCGGAACGCTCCCTCAATCCCGAGCAGCTTCTCAAAGTCACCGGGAAGGTCCTCCGGACCTAGGCGCGAGGGTGTGTCTGTTGGGGGATTGACCGAGCTGGTCTCCAGGCGGTGGAGTTCCGCCTGGTCGGAGCGTGGCCGGTTGACAGTGCCCAGCAGCTCGTCGCATTGGGGGCAGTAGAAAGACGCGTCGAAGGTAGCCCCTGACGGTTCGGTAGATGCTTTCAAGCGACCGTAGTCGAGGGAGACACCGCAGCCGGGGCACCGGGAGGGGAAACGCTGAGAGCGAGTGAAAAGGTCAACGTCAGCGAAGGAGTCATAGACAGCATGGTGTCGAGCTGGCAAATACAGCGACGGCATTGGGGCGAGCATTTTGGCCCCATCCACACCCTCCATAGGGCGACCGCCTCGGACGAAGGAAACATGAGTGTTGGCCCAGATGCCACCCTTGGGAATCGACCGAATAAGCGGAGACAGGTGCACCCAGTAGAGCGTGAGCGACCGAAGCGCCAGGTCGCAACGGTCATACGTGGGTGCAGTCCAGATCAGCCCGATGTTCGAGTGGCGGAGCGTCTGGAAGAACAGCAACGCCTCGGGGGTGAGGGAGGCGAACTGCCTCGAGCTAGCGACAGCAGTCACCTCGTCGACGAGCAGAACGCAGTCACGCAGCTCGAGCAGCTCGTCGAAGTTTCGGACGAGCTGCGAGCCACGAACGCCGATGTTCGCAGCAGTCTTGATGCCCTTGGCATTCCACCGTTGCAAGAGGCCGGCCGCATAAGAGGTCTTGCCGGCACCGTTCAGACCAGTGACGGCGGTGATCACGAGGAAGCGCCGCGACGCGCGACGATCGCGATAAGGCCGGTGGCGAGCCATATGGCTATCCACGTGCCCCACGCAGCGACGATCGCCCCCCAGACACCGGGAGCGATGAACAGGGCGAGGAAGTGGCCAGCGGACCCGGCAACGCCGCCGACGGCGGCTCCTGCCGAGTCCGCGTCGATGCCAAGGAGAAGAGCACCAGCACCGGTAACCCAGTTCTGAACAATGTCACGCACGAAGTCCAGGATCGCCTGTGTGATCACTTGGAGCCACCCCCGACCGACCAGAGGATACGCCGAACCGCGAGGACCAGGAGGCCGAGAACGATCAGCCAGCCGACCACATTTTTAACCCAGCTCGGCGCGAAGTCGGCGGCGCACGTGTTCAGCTCGACGGTCGAGCCGAACACCGGGAGGTCCGCCACTGACCCGCAAGTGAGACCGTCAGGCATGGCAGAGCTTAGCGCCGTGTTGAAGGCGCCGGTGCCACCAGACTCCCAAGCTCGCTCTATACGGTGACCGCGATCCCAGCCCACCGGAATAAACCAACAGCCGGGAAGACGGGAGAGCGAAGCGAACGTGTTCTGAAATACCGCGATGATATCCGAGCCCGCCGTCGTCAGCTCGCAGACGATGGGAAGCTCAGCGAACGGGTCAACGATCAGCAAGCACTCGGGGGTCTCGGGGTCCATGTCGCAGAGACCGCGCAGCCCCTCGTCGGGGATGTACGGAGTCGCGCCGCCATAGCGAGCTGCGGACCAGGTGAAGAATTCGCAGACGTAGTCTCCCGGGTTGTCGCCGTTGTTAATCCACCAGCACGCTTTGAGGACGATCTGCTGGATGAACGCGCACGTGTACCCGGAGGGCACATCGGCGAACAGGTTCACCTGCGATCGCTTCGATTCGAAGGCGTCGGTCTGCGGGGGAACACCACCGGCGTAGCCACCAGCTCGCGGGTCGCCCTCGATCGTCGAGGTCGAGGTCGGGTACTTGGTGACGTAGCTGGTCGACCACTGAGTGTCAGCGCAACGGACGGAAATGTCGGTGGCCTCTGTATGACCGGCGTAGCCGATCGTGGAATAGGCGTTCAGGTAGGCGGGGGGAGATGGAGCCTTAGGGGTCTGGTAGGTGTTGAAGGGAACCCTGATGTGGGCGAGCGACGTAGGGAGCGATCCCGCGTCCCCGTAGCACGGCTCCTGCAGAACCTTGACGTTGTTCCTAATACCGACGAACGGTCCACCCTCCACCCAATCGGGAGACGCCTTAGAAGCGATGCGCCGGTGGTCCCAGCCGCCCGAAGTCGCGTCGGCGGCGAGCGGGCCGCCGCAGTCGCCCAGCTCCGCGATGCCGACGCCGTAGCTGTAGGAGGGACCAGGCGACCCGGGGGGGTCCGCAGCGAGAGCGGATGTGGGAAGAAGGAGGGCGTACAGGAGACTCAGCACGAGCACCGGTACACCCACCTTCACCAGCCGTCGAGCTACTTCACCGACCCGCGAACGCGAGCGATGATGAAGCGACCCAGCGCCACGAGGAACACGAGGCCGATGATCGCCCCGAACACCGCCGCGATCGTCGGCGTAGCAGCGGTGATCGCCGCCGTGAGAGCCGTCAAGAGATCTGCCATTGTTCTTCTCCTTGTTCATTTCGAGAGTCCAGCTCCCATTACAAAGGCAACCGCGGACGCGATCACCACGGCGGCACAGAGAGAGGCGAGCTCGATCATCTGAGCACCCCTCTCACTAGACCGACGATCAGAGCGGCGACGAGTGTCGTCACCGCGAGGCCCACCAGGGACACGAGCAGGTCAGCGGCCACGAGTGAACACCGACCCTGCGATGAGCGAGAGAGCGAGGGCGATGACACCCAGCTCGACCGCGATTAGCGCCACCGCCCCGCTCATGCTCAGCCCTTGGGGGGAGTGCTGTTGATGAGCTGCACGGCGCGCAGCTGGTCGTCGTCCCGATAGGTCGACACCTCACAGAGGAGGGTCACGTCGTGGCCTTCCTCGACCACGATGGAGTCGGGGAGGGTGACCTCGCCCATGGTGAGCGGACCCACCACGATCGCGCTCACGATCCGGTAGGGCTTGCCCGATTCCTTCGCGGTCCCCTCGCGGACGGTAATGCGCTGCGCGCGGCCCTGAAGGATAACGGTTGTTGACAATGACATGCGTTTCTCTTTTCCTGTCGGTTAGGTGTCGTACGGGGAGTCATATCTGAGGACCGGCTCGCGGCCCCGGGAGAGCGTCACCAAGCTATCGCATAGATCACGGTCTATCCAATACCCCACGCCCACCCGTGTACTCACGGCGGGGTCGGGATGACGCATCGAGGATGCAACGCGCTGCACCTTCGTAGTACTGAGCCCAGCGGCACGGAGGCGAGCCCGGACCACCGACACCGCCAGTCGGCGGAACCGGTGGAACTCGGCCTCTGTCAGGTCGTAGACCAAGGGCTCGGGAGTAGGCCACCCGGACGAGTGACCCCAGAGCCGACCGGTTTTCTCCCAGCCCGCCGGGAGGCCCGCTCTTTGATAGTGGTCGACTCCCCGAGCCCCATGCCTCGCCACGTATTGCAGCCAGCCATTGAGACGCGTGATCGGCTCCACAGTCTGCGCACGCGCCAGTGCCGTCCATCCTCGGCTGTCGCACACCCTCAGCCACGCGAGCACCAACAGCCATCGAGCGTCAGCTCGTGACTGCTCTCCGTACAGCGCGAGATGGAGGTGAGGTCGACCGAGGCGCGTCGACTCCACGACCCAATGTTGAAGGGGGAACCCAAGCCGGTCGGCTCTTTTGAGGAAGGCGCGCCTAGCAGAGTTCCACGCATCCGCGCTATCAGGCCAGCCCCCCATTGTGAGAGTGAGGGCGTAGCCGTGCGGGGGTAGCCCCTCGGGGTCGACCGACTGGAGGAACGCAACGTTCCTTCGAGCTGCGCCCATCGACCAGCCGACAATCTCACCACGAGCCTTCCGCGTCTCCCCCGGGGCGCGCCCGGGACCGGCGAGGCCAGCCGAGAAGCCCGCCCGCCGAATCGTGACGGTCGCCACATCACCACAGCTCGACGGCGCCGCCGCCGCCAGGCCATTGCTCTGCCATAGCTCGCGCAACGCCAGCGAAGGTCTTTGAGCGCCCTACCGAATCGCGCCGCTTGGTGACCCAGCTCCCCATCACCGGCGCGACAACGCGGTCCGGGACGAGCGGCGGCAACCCGCGAAGCCACAGCCCGGTGTGCTTGGTGTAGGGGTCACCGAACTGCCAAGGCTCGACCCACTGGGTGGGCCGACGGCCAATGAGGCGCATCGCGGACGCGAGCATGTGCGGATTCTCGACCGCCACCATAGGCGCGGGCCAGTCGAGGCAGCGGCGGAAGAACTCAGCCCCCAGCGTCAACAGCTGGCGGCGATCAGGATCGCGCGCGAGCACGGGCGCGGACACCTTAGCGAGATACGTGCACGGGGGGTGCAGCACCACCAGGTCGAACCGCTCGCCCACGAGGTCGAACACATCCCCCTGATAGTGATTGCCCGCCGAAGGCTGCAGGTCCGCGCTCATCGCGTCGTGACCAGCGGCGGCGAAGGCATCCCGAACCGCGCCCGACTCCTCACAACCGACCAGCACTCGGAGCGCGCGGCCCGATATGTGACGAGTAATCAAGAGAGGAAGATCGCTGAGGCACGGAACAGCTGACCGCCGAGCCGCCCGCCGATCATGGCGCGGAGGGCGTACACCGGGAAGTCTCCCAGCTCGTCCACGGCCACGACGACGCACCGCCCGAACATCGCGTGCGTCACGACGTCATTCGGCTCGAAGACGGGCCTACGAGCCGATGTGGGCGACTCTAGGCCCTGCAGCGGCTGTTCTAGGGTGAGCAGCCGGTCGAGCTGTTCCTGTTGCGTTGGGTCTGACATGATGACTCCTGTTCCCGGGC